GGTGGAAGCAGCCGGTAGCACCTCCTTTCTTCCGGCGAGGTGTGGGCGCGGTGGGGTTTTGTCCTTTCCCCTGCTGATAACCGTGCCCACGCCTCACCCGAAGAAAGGGGAGCATTCTCCATGACAACTCTATCCCTAGATCTTGAAACCTACTGTGAAGTGCCAATCACGCACGGCACCCATGCTTATGCGGCAAAGGCAGAAGTGCTGCTCGTCGCTTGGGCCTTTGATGGCGAGCCTGTCACCGTTTGGGATATGACTGACGGCACCCACACCCTCGGGCAAGTACAGATGCTAATCGACACCGCTGATGAAGTGATTATCCATAATTCGTCTTTTGACCGAACAGTTTTGCACCACAACGGCGTGCATACCCCTGTGGGCAAGATCCGTGACACGATGGTGATGGCGCTGGCACATAGCCTTCCCGGCTCACTCGGGGTGCTGTGCGATGTTCTTGGCGTTTCACAGGATAAAGCTAAAGACAAGTCAGGTAAGAAGCTGATACAGTTGTTCACGAAGCCTCGCCCGAAGAACATGAAGTTACGCCGGGCTACGCGGGAGACGCACCCTGATGAGTGGCGAGAGTTCGTCGAATACGCCCGTCTCGATGTGGACGCAATGCGAGTCGTATTTAGACGGCTGCCGTATTGGAATGATAGTGGTAGTGAGCGAGGACTATGGCGACTTGACCAAAGAGTTAATGACCGTGGTATCCGAATCGACCTCGACCTCGCAGAATCTGCTCTCCGAGCTTTTGGACGAGCTTCACGATCTTTGGCAGATGCTGCCAGAGTTCTAACCTACGGCAAGGTTGGTAGCCTAACGCAGCGTCAAAAGCTGCTTGAGCATCTTAGCGAAGATCACGGCGTTAACGTGGCAGATCTCACCAAAGGGACCGTTGCTGCTACATTAAAGCGTACTGATCTTTCGCCTGAAGTGCGCGAACTGCTGGAAAACCGCCAGCAGGCAGCCGCAACGTCGCCTGCCAAGTACAATGTACTGCTAAACGCAACTTCAGAAGATGGCCGCTTGCGTGGCACTATCCAATTCTGTGGGGCATCTCGGACAGGTAGGGACTCTGGGCGCGTTTTTCAGCCGCAAAATTTACCCCGTCCCACCATCAAATTGCCCTTGATTGAGGCAGGAATTGCCGCGATGAAAGCCGATTGCGAAGATCTGCTGTTCGATAACGTCATTGAGTTGTGTTCTTCTGCTGTGCGAGGCTGCATCGTCGCTTCTCCAGATAACAAGCTGGTTGTAGCCGATCTTTCAAACATTGAAGGTCGGGTGCTGGCTTGGGCGGCTGGCGAAGACTGGAAGATCAAGGCGTTCAGCGACTTTGACAAGGGCATTGGGCACGATCTGTACAAGCTGACCTACGCGCGGTCATTCGGTATTCGGGTTGAGGACGTAACCAAGGACAACCGCCAGATTGGTAAGGTGCAGGAACTAGCACTTGGCTATGGCGGCGGACCCGGCGCTTTTGCCAAGATGGCTGCGCTCTACGGAATCGAGTTGCCTGAGGAAGAAGTTGTCCGCATCGTCAAAGCGTGGCGCAAGGCGCACCAGAACGTCGTATCGCTATGGTATAGCCTAGAGCAAGCTGCGCGAGATGCCATCCGTTCGCCAGATGAGGCATTTCGAGTGCGCGATTTGGAATTGAGCATGTCGCGTGGCTGGCTACGCGTAAAACTGCCGTCGGGTCGTTTCCTCTGCTATCCAGATGCTTGTATAGAAGATGGGCGCATTCGTTACAGCGGCACAAACCAATACACCCGCAAGTGGGAAGCCGTTGAAACATACGGAGGGAAACTGGTTGAAAATGCGGTTCAGGCAATCGCCCGTGACATTTTCATGGGCGGTATGAAACGCGCTGAGGAAGAAGGCTACCCTGTCGTTATCCGTGTCCACGATGAATTGGTCTGCGATACGCCGGATACGCCAGAGTTTAACGTCGATGGGCTGGTGTCTTGCATGGTGCGAGGCGAAAGTTGGTCAACAGGATTGCCCCTCGCTGCCGCTGGGCATGAGATGCACCGTTACGCTAAAATGGATTGAGGAGAAAACACGATGAGCATCCAAATGACTGCTAAGCATATTGGCCGTGTTTTCACGGTCGATTGCGATGACTGCGGGAACATTGTTGTCCCAAATGCGCCGAACTTGTCCAGCGCCATTGACGCCTTTGAGCGCGCTGGCGGTAAAGTACGGCAGAACAGCCGTGACGAAAAGGCGTATCAATGCTTTAAGTGTCGGCGGGATCGCTAACCGATGGGAGCGCCTGAAGCCAAGAATGAAAACTATCTTCGCAAACGTGTGAAGGCCGAAGGTGGGCAGATTCGCAAACTGCGCTGGATTGGCCGCAGAGGCGCTCCTGACGACTTTGTGTGGTGGCCCGGTCCTCGCAGTGCTTTTATCGAAGTGAAGGCCCCAGAAGGCCGTTTAAGCGTCTTGCAAAACCGAGAGATTGGTCGTCTGCGAGAGGATGGGTTCAAGGTCTACGTTGTGTTCAATTTTGGCGATATAGACAAGATGATTGATGAAGTGAAAGGTGCGATATGACGGATCTACCACAACAAGAAGACAGCTATAGCAAGTCGATCAGGAACCGTAATGAAGGGTCGCGCAAGTTGCTTGCGGCTCAATTGCGTGAAGGGCAGCACGCTATTAAAAGCGAACTACAATATTGGCAGATAGTTGATCGTCTGCGCGCTGAAGGGTACTACCCATGAGCCGAGAGTTCATCCCACACGATTACCAGCATGAGATTATCGACTGGATCGCCAACAATAAGCGTTGCGCGGTCTGGGCCTCGATGGGGTCAGGTAAAACCGTTTCAACGCTTATGGCGCTTGAAGCACTGTCGATGTCGGAAGACGATATTTACCCGGTGCTAGTGCTGGCTCCGCTGCGTGTATCTAAAATCACATGGCCCGATGAAATCCTCAAATGGAAAAGCCTTGAGCATCTTCGCACCTCCATCCTTAGTGGAGGATCTGCTGAAAAGCGTAAAAGAGCACTTGCCAAAGAAGCCGACATCTACTTCTGCAACTACGATATTGTGGAATGGGTGGTGGAATACCTGAAAGAACAGGGCCGTGAATGGCCTTTCAAAACCATCGTTGCGGACGAGTTTACTCGTTTGAAATCTTTTCGACTGCGGCAGGGTAGCAAGCGCGCAAAGGCGCTGGGCAAGGTAGCGCATGAGTGCGCTGATCGCTTTATCGGGCTAACTGGTACTCCGTCACCAAACGGCTTGCGCGACCTGTGGGGCCAGACTTGGTTTCTTGATAAGGGTGAGCGGCTAGGGCGGACGTATTCTGCCTTCGAGCAGCGTTGGTTCCGTAAGGGCTACGATGGGTTTAGCATCTCCCCGCTGGAAAACGCTCAAGCCGAGATCGAAGGTAAACTACGGGATATTTGCCTCACAGTGCGCGGCCTGCCGGTAGACGAGCCGATTTACAACAATGTTTACGTTGACATACCGCCGTTGTGCCGCAAGTTGTACGACGAGATGGAAAAGCTGATGTTCACCGAGATCAACGATCACGGGGTCGAAGCGGCCAATGCAGCGGTCAAAACAATGCGGCTTTTGCAGTTAGCGAATGGCGCGATATACATCGACGACGCGCACAACTGGGAGGGCGTACACGGTGCCAAACTTGACGCTCTGGATAGCATTATTGCGGAGGCTGCGGGTACTCCGGTCCTTGTTGCCTACCATTTCAAATCCGACTTGGAGCGACTACAGGCTCGTTACCCTAAAGCTAGGACACTGGACACTAACCCTGATACAGTCCGGGCGTGGAATGCCGGAAGGATCCCGATACTTTTCGCTCACCCTGCATCGGCGGGCCACGGCCTCAACCTCGCAGAAGGCGGGAACATCCTCGCGTTCTTCTCGCTTGATTGGTCGCTAGAGAACTATATGCAGATCATTGAGCGTGTTGGCCCTATGCGGCAAAAGCAAGCTGGGCTAGACCGCCCCGTATTCGTGCATCATATTATGGCACAAAACACCGTGGATGATATGGTGCTAGAGCGACTTCGCTCAAAGAAAAGCGTTCAAGAGATTCTGCTCGAAGCGCTGAAATCAAGGGAACTGAAATGACCGGCGTATCCGATAGCTATATGTGCCAGACCTGCGGCCTTGAACACGACACCGTGCCTTCCGCGCGCGAGTGCTGCATAGTGACAGAGCCTATTGTGCAGAACGTCCCGCTGCCAAAGGCTGCGGAGTTGCTGGGCCGGGCAGCAGCGCTGCTGCATGAGCGCGGAAAAGAGTATGACAAGCCCGGTGGCGAACGGTCCATGGGCCGTACGGTTGCCGCATTCAACGCGATCACGGGGCGTGACTTAACCGAAAGCGAAGGCTGGCTGATTATGTCAGTGCTGAAGCAAGTTCGTGGCTTTACGCGCTCGGGCTACCATGAGGACAGTCACAACGATTTGATCGCGTACACTGCCCTCATGGCCGAGGCTAAGTCCGAAGGACGGTGATTGTGCCCTACGTGCTTCTTTCAGTTAGCTGGTTGGCTGGGCAGGCATACTACTGGTGTCAACCGCTCCGGGGGCCATTGCGATAGTTCCAATATCCAACGCAGGATAATCCTTCGAATTTACTTCAGGAAGGGAAGACTCCCATTGGTGGCGGTAGTGCAGTTGGGTAGGAGTCCCCGCTACACCCGGTCCTTGGATACCTGAACGCGCCGCGCCAGCAGCCGCAGGGGCAACATAGTTCGACAGAAGGTTTCCGATAGCGGTTTCGGTTTCAGTCTGAGGCCCAGACATCGCGTATTTTTGGTACAAATCCATCACTGGGCGGCTAAGTGCAGCACGGCCCCCAATAATAGAGCCTACTGAGGCTAGTTCAGCCGCGTGCCGAAGCCCAGCAGCGGTATCGGCATCTTCCGGATTCGCAGTAGCCGCATGGTATGCTTCCGCAGCGTAAGGTATCGCTGCTGCTGCGTAGGGAGCAATGCTTTTCAACAAAGGCTTTTCTGCGCGTTCTGCGGCATTCCCAAAGGTAGCTTGGTATGCTTCGATTTCGGGCCAAAAAGGCAAGTTTTCGTTATTGCTGGCAGCGGTCCTACCATACCGTTGAACCGCGCTATTATAGGCTGCTTCCCTAAGCCCCTCGGGGGNAA